GCAAAACATTCTGACTCACCGTTTATTGTAGATGCGAACGTGATACCAACACTGGAGGTAGCGGCATGAAATTACCCAAGACGGACAACTGTTGCACTGAAATGGGATGGAGAGAGCTAGAAATAAATTTAGGTGGTCATTGCTTACACGTTAGCGCAATGCCCAATGCCGACATTGATAGTGCTTTCCCTGCCTTTTGCCATGATGAACAGGAAATGATTGTTGTTAATGGTTGGTTAATTGATGATTACTGGGAGATTGAAGATGAAAACTAGAGAGGATATAGCAGTAGAATTTGCAGAGGTAAACGATAGCATCTGGGCGGCATCATCTAAGATGGAAAAGCTGAAAGATAAACTCCGAAAGGCTGACCCACTTACGACAGGTCATTATGTACTGGAGGGCATGGCTCAGAAATTTGAAGAGTCGCTAGATGAAATATACCAAGAGGTTAAATACCTGATACAAGAACTGGACGAGGTGACAAAATGAACAGCGCAAAGCGTAGGGAATTAAGACGAGAGCTAAGACGGGAGCGCATGGCAGAAGCAGTGTTCTGGTGCGTTATGATTCCCGCTAGTATCGGCATGAGCATTGGAGTTTTAGGATTAATAAGAGTGTTCTTTAGTTATTAATGTTCAAGATTACTGAACGCTACACATAGACGAACAATTATTCTCACATAGACGAGAGGTATAGAAAAATGAAAAGTGATATTGAGATTATGAAAATATTAGTAGAGCTAGAGCGAGAGTTTAAAGCTGACTCAGAATACTACATGAGAAACGGTGAGACAGCCGAGGCTTGTATAGAAGAAGGTAAAGCCGATGGTGTGGTTGAGGTCATGGTTGAGTTGTTTGGTTATCAAGAGCATCGGACGCTACGCGCTCAAGCAGAGGATATAGTAAACCTAGAGCGAGAGACAGGCGAGGTGGAATAATGAATAAGTCAAAGATATTTGAGAAGTATGAGGAGAAAATGGACACGCTGTATACCTGTTATTATTATTCTAAACGGTGCGGATTCCAGAAAGCCATGAAAGATTACAACGAACAATTACAGGCGGTCAGGATATTCACGCAGGAGCTACTAGGTGAGCGGTGGAGACAGCGGATTTACCATGCGGATATGGAGATAGATTTTAGAATACGTCCCTTTGGTAACAAGCCATGAAGCTATGGCGGGTATGGGCGAAAGCACTGGGCGAGAAGTCTGGTGCGAGTAACCGAGAAGCCGACCATGTAGCAGTAGTGAGGTCGGTGGTTGTTGGAGTTAATTTTATTACCTGCTTATTTATAATTGCAGGTGTGATTCATAACTGGTAGACTTGACGAGGTTAAGATATGAAATATGTAATGACATTCTTGGAAGGATTTATAATAGGCGGTCTATTGATTCTAGGGTACAACCATTTGATAGCACCGCTACTTGGAGGATAACGTGAACACGAAAGCAAGACGAACTGAACCAAGCACCGCTAGATTTCATGGTGAATGGTTCGTAGTGAGACAAGATGGTAAAGAGGTAGAGAGCTATACCTATAGAGAGAACGCGCAGAATGCGTCAGAGTACATGAGCAACAGCGAGAAAGAGAAAGGTAAATTCCATGTAGAGTATCACCCCGCAGGTAAGATGGGCGGTGAACTAGGAGAACTGTAATGAAAGTGCAAGACTTATTAGATATACAAGAGGTCATATACCAGAGAGCATCNCCAGTAGACTTGCGTGATGATAGGCTAGTGGAACATTACTCAGAGTCGAAGGACGAGTACATGAGCATTCTGGATATGGATTTGGTACACTTAATCAGGGCGTACAACAAAACCCTATACACTAAGAGGCATGAGCTATGACAGACAAGTGGTGGGAGTTTGACAAGCACACGATGTATGAGTTAAAGTGGATTATAGATGAGGCGAAAGACCTTGACAGGGGAAAGGGAGTAGTAGATAATTTCCTAGATAAAGATAAGGTACTGGTCGCATTCAGTAGGTTGGATTGGGTGTTTGTCAAGGCAATGTTCAAAGACTTTGACGATACAGAGGAGCTAGAAGATGAGGATTAAACCATGAGAAATCAGATTGAATTACCGCTTTACCATGAACCATGTATCAACCACATGGCTATCGTAATGGCTAACCAAGATATTGCGTCAGGTTATTGGGATAACTGGGATTGTGCCTATGAATCAAACTGGGACATCTTGGAAGCTGAAATAAAGGATATGAAAGATGAGTAGGGTACGGGTGATAGACCTTGAGAAGAAGGTGGAGGNATTAGAACAGGCGATTGCGGAGCTACATTTAAGCGTTGACTTCTTAGCCGCAGTAATTAACGAAGTTAAACGAAGCAGAGGTACAGAAAAATGAACAGTTGGTTTATATTTGATAGATTATTTACAATAGAGTTACGCAATGGTGTCGGGGTAGACCTAGAGTTTGTTGACAGCCGACCAGTATGGGCGTACAATAGCACTAACGATACACAGACAGCGATGGCATTTGAAGGGACTATACTTTTGATACCCTTCTTTATGATTAGTCTAGGTCGAGTGTATGCTGAACTGGAGGACTAGCAATGAGTAAGATTAAGGAAGGTCTGGTAGGGTATGACCATGACGGTTGGTGTGAGATAGATAGAGCAGTAATGACTGACGAGCTAACGGAGTATGAAATGATGAACATGACACTACTCCAAGCGAGACAGGAGCTTCAGGATACAATAGTGGAGCGGTATCGACAGTACACCAACGCTGAAATTAAGAAGGAATACGAAGGAGTATTTGGACATGAGTAGATGCAAAGCGTGTGACGTTATACTAACGGAAGGCGAGTTACGGAAGATTGATAGGTATTCAGGGCTACATTTAGACCTATGTAGTGAATGTANTAGGGTTTCAGACGATGCCTTGGAGGGNAATTGGTCGGAGAAAGGGGAGGAGATTGTAGAAATAAAAGAAAAGTTGTTGCATTAATTTAATAACGTGGTATAATATACTTATGTACTNAGGACTTATATAGATTATACTTTAAATTATATATATAAATATCCTAATGTATACTAAGTAAACTAAAGTAAGACGTATCGTAAAATATTCACAACCAATATAAGGTGATTTGTTATGGCAGTATTAGAAGGTAATGTAGCGTTCGTAAACCTTGACGAACATGAAGTATATCAAGGTCAATCCACTGGTAAGTATTCNCTAGTGTTAAGTTTGGAGAGTGCAGATGCGGATAAGTTAGCCGAACAGGGTGTCAAACTACGCGAGTACGAAGGCACTAAGCAACGTAAGTTCGCATCCAAGTATGACGTACCACTCTTTGATGCGGAAGGTATGGACTTCAATGGTCGCTTGACGCGAGGCTCTAAGGTTCGCATTGCATATCAGGAAGGGCAAGAGCATCCTGTACATGGGGTGTCTACCTACCTGAACAAAGTCAAGGTACTGGAACTAGCTGAAGCCGCTGATGGTGGTGGTGACTTCTAGTGAGTGAGTCAACCTTTGTCAAACATGAGCCATGCCCTGCGTGTGGCTCTGAGGACAACTTGGCAAGGTATTCTGATGGACACGCGACCTGCTTCACGGCAGGTTGCAACCATTACGAACACGCTGATGGCAAGATTGTCGAAAGCAAACCAACACAGACTAGGAAATTAGAAATGAATGGTGTCATAGCTTCAATCCCTGATAGACGTATCTCAGCCACGACCTGTAAGAAGTTTGGGGTCACGGTNGAGTACGACCCAAAGGGACAGATTACTAAGCACCACTACCCTTACTTTGACAAGGACAGCGGCAGACAGACAGGTTCTAAGTGTCGCGTTGTAGACAATAAGAACTTCTACGCGAGTGGTACGTTCGACAATGCAGGGCTGTTCGGTCAGCAAGCATTCAAGGGTGGCGGTAAATACATAACCATAACCGAGGGCGAAGCTGATGCCCTTGCAGTATCAGAAATGTTTGATGGTAAATGGCCTGTAGTTTCCATACGTTCAGGAGCGTCAGGTGCAGTTAAAGATATTAAGCAGAACCTAGAATGGCTAGAAACATTTGAGAATATTGTCCTGTGTTTTGATAGTGATAAGGCAGGGCAAGATGGAGCTAGGGCGGTACTAGATTTGTTCACGCCCAACAAGGCTAAGAATGTTGTGCTAACTGCAAAGGATGCAGGGGATATGCTGAAGGAACGTAAGATACAGATGTTCGTTAAGGAATGGTGGAACGCCAAGACCTATCGACCAGACGGTATCGTAGCGGGGATAGACACTTGGGAACTGCTCAAGGCACAGGAGAAGGTACGTTCTATACCCTACCCTTGGTCGTGCTTGAACGAGTTGACCTATGGATTCAGGGAGAAGGAACTGGTTACGCTGACCAGTGGTGCAGGGATGGGTAAGTCTCAGATTATCAGGGAGATAGAGCATTACCTACTAGGTGCAACGGATGATAACATTGGCATCCTAGCACTGGAAGAAGATATACCCAAGACTACGCTAGGCATTATGAGCATCGAGGCTAACAAGGCTTTCCATCTGAACCAAGATATTACGATGGAGGAAAAGCAACCGCACTGGGAGAAAACCTTTGGCACGAATAGGCTATTCCTGTTTGACCACTTTGGTTCTACCAATGAGGATAACCTACTGTCTCGCATACGGTACATGGCGAAAGGCTTAGACTGCAAATGGATTATACTTGACCACTTGAGCATTGTTGTGTCAGACCAAGAGATTGCAGACGAGCGTAAAGCCATCGACAGTATTATGACCAAGCTCCGACAGTTGGTACAGGAGACAGGCGTTGGGTTGTTCTTAATCTCTCACCTACGCAGACCTTCAGGCAAGGCGCATGAGGACGGTGGGCAGATTAGCTTGGCAGAGTTACGCGGCAGTGCGGCTATCGCTCAGTTGTCGGACATGGTGATAGGCTTGGAGCGTGACCAACAACACAAAGACCCTGTGATACGCAACACGACAACCGTTCGGGTACTCAAGAACAGGTTTTCAGGGTTGACAGGAGCGGCTTGTTATCTGCATTACGATTCAGTTACGGGACGCATGACGGAGACTACCTGCCCTGTGGCAACGGACGAGGCAGAGTTCTAATGAAACAGATAGTCTTTGATATAGAAGCAAACGGTTTACAGCCTACTAAGGTTTGGGTTATCGTTGCCTATGAGCTAGACAGTCAGGAGACAAGAGAGTTCTCTGGCGATACGCTCAAGGATTTCAATAGCTATATCAAAAGTTTTAGTGACTGTGAAGTGATAGGCCACAACATAATTGGCTATGACATACCAGTGCTAGAGCGACTATTAGGAACAGACTTTAGCGGTTGTAAGATAACGGATACCCTTGTGCTATCACGGCTGACAGAGCCTAGCCGAAAGGGTGGACATAAACTAGCAAACTGGGGAGAGTTACTAGGCTTCCCCAAAGGAGAGCATAATGATTGGGAACAGTTTTCTCAGGATATGGTGGACTACTGTAAGCAAGACGTACTGGTTAATGTCAAAGTGTTTCAGGCACTACGAGGTATACTGGCAGATTTTAGAGGCGAATGCGTTAGCCTTGAGCATAGCGTACAAGGCATCATCCAAGACCAAATCAACAACGGGTGGTTGCTAGACCAAGAGAAAGCCTTTGTTCTCCTAGCTAAATTGAAGGAGAAGAAGTACGACCTTGAAGAACAGGTGCAAGAAACTTTCAAACCGTTGGCTACCTTTGTTAAGGAAGTCACGCCAAAGTATAAGAAGGATGGTTCGTTATCTGTAGTCGGCCTCAAGTTCTTGGGTGAACAGTGGGAGATAGCAGGTGGTGAGTTCAGCCGTATAGATTGGCCTGAGTTCAATCTAGGTTCACGACAGCAGATAGGTCGTTACCTACAATACTTTGGTTGGAAGCCTCAGAAGTTTACAGAGACAGGACAGGCTATAGTGGATGAGTCGGTACTATCTACTGTCAAGGGCATACCCGAAGCGGCACTGATTGCTGAGTACCTTATGGTACAGAAGCGGATAGCACAGGTGCAGAGTTGGCTTGATGCGGTTAAGGACGATGGACGGGTACACGGTTTTGTAAACTCCAACGGAGCGGTGACAGGACGCATGACGCATTCCTCACCCAATGTTGCCCAGACCCCCAGTGTTACTGCGGAGTATGGTAAGGAGTGCAGAGAGTGTTGGACTGTACCAGAGGGTTACAAGGTAGTGGGCATGGACGCTTCAGGTTTGGAGTTACGGATGCTTGCACATTACATGAACGATGAGGGGTACACTAATGAAATTCTCAATGGAGACATTCATACAACAAACCAACTTGCTTGCGGTGTTGACACAAGAAGTCAAGCAAAAACTTTTATCTACGCATTCCTATATGGAGCAGGTGATGCAAAAATCGGAAGTATCGTTGGAGGAGGCAGTGGAATTGGTCGAAAACTTAAGAGTCAATTCCTCACGAATACGCCATCTCTTGCAGACTTACGAGACAGAGTTGGCTTGGCAAGTAGACGAGGCTATCTTTATGCACTGGATGGGCGAAGGGTCAAAGTACGCTCAGAACACGCGGCATTAAACACCCTTCTACAATCGGCAGGTGCTATCGTTATGAAGAAAGCACTGTGCCTACTGGACGAGTACGCTACTAAGTGGAAGCTAGATTATAAGTTCATGGCTAACGTCCACGATGAGATACAAGCTGAAGTACGAGAGTCTGATGCAGATAAGTTTGGTAGTCTGGCGGTGTCCTGTATGGAAGCCGCAGGTCTGCACTTCAAACTCAACTGCCCACTGACGGGCGAATATAAAATAGGAGATAACTGGAGTGAAACACATTAATAGTTTTAAAACTAGACAGGATGAAATGGAAGAACAAGCATTACAATACCACACGAATAATCCAGAAGTTTGGGATAAGTATCAGGGGTTTGCTTTTGACCGTATCAGGCGAGGCTATAAACACTTCTCCTCTAGTGCCATCATTCAGAGAATACGGTGGGACACTGGAGTAGGCCGCAAGGGTGAGGGAGATTTTAAAATACCCAACGCCCATGCCGCCCATTACGCACGTTGGTTTATGAATAAATATCCAGAGCATGATGGTTTCTTTAGAACGTGTCTACAGAAAAGCCGCACTATACCTGCAAACGGAGAGTAGTATGAAACCCAGTAAGAACGACAGAAAGAAGTTCGACTTAGATTTAGCATACGGAGAAGTCCGAGAGGAACGTGTAGCTTCTATGCTACAGGACAAGAAGATTGAGGTTAAATCTGAG